AGGCTGTTAGTCGTGCGTCTTGTTCCTCGTCCTTTGTTGGTGGAGGGGTAGGTGGCGGTGGTGGTGTAACTGGTGGCGTTGGTACAGGTCGTGGTGGTACGTATACATCAAGATCTGCAGGGTTAAAGCCGTTAGTTATCTTTCGGTCAAAACTGTACTGGGTAATGTAGTAGTCTTTGTTGAGCTTGGAGTTGTGTGCGTGTCCTACTATGGTGATACGATCACCCTTATTGAACTGCTTGACACTCTTCATAGCCCAAGTCGGACTATTAAAGTCCCACATATGAGTCGGTTGCTTATTAACAACGTACTCGATAGCGCCTTCTTTCCATAGCGTCCAGGAGTCTACTACTGGCTTGACTGGGGTCGGTGGCGTTGGTACTGGTACTGGTGCAGGAACAGGTTTAGGGTTATATCCGCCAGACTTCCACTTATCGGCTTCGGCTCGCATACGGTTAAGATCTAGTGTTCCAGGGCACGCTGTACTGAACCAGAAGGAGTGCTTGTATAGTTTCAAGACTTTACCGTAACGGCCTTCTAGTTCGCTGATCAACCAACCTGCTTTCTTATAGCCTTCTGCATTAAGGTGTGGACTAAACTCTACGGATACAGTTGTCGGGTTTCCACCCTGAGAAGCCCAGGCTACGTTGTCGGGGTTTACGATTAAGGTTATCTTATTATTAGATAGTACGTAATTTACCGATCCTTCGGCTCGCTGCGCCTTGCCAAGAATATAGTTAGCAATGTTGTTATGATCACCATCAGTTACAAGGTTTGGTGAGTTCCACCAGTGAACCGTAATACCATCTCTGGAATACTTTTTATAATAAGCTCTTGCTTCGGCTGGAGTATGCCAACCTCTTTTGTCTGCTAATCTAATTTCTATAGGATAACTCATCTGCACGATCCCTTTCTAATTGTTTTTCCTCTGCTTTGGCTATAACAGCTCCTTCCAGCTTGCCGTTTAATCTACGCATAAATTGCAAGTTTTCGCCAGTAAGTTCTGTTAGTTTGTCTGTGGAAGTAGTATTCTTGTCGATAGCGTCCGATAGTTGCTTGAGGGCGTTATGATGTTCAACATCAATCTTTTCTACAATTTCCTTAAATATCAACATACCACGGTAGACAAAAAATAATACTACTATGAGTATTGCAATCTCTGGTGCTAGTCGCTCAAGTGATGATACGTCCATAAATACCTCTCTGCTTAAGCCGTATGAGCGTTGTACTTATTATACCATTTATTCATCATATTCACCTTTTTTACGACGTGAACGATAACCCTTAATTGAACTTTCTTTGATATACATTCCGTTCTCTCTGGCTAGATCTTGTGCTTCTTTCTCTTTACCCTCTCGGAGTAACTGTTTAATCTCTGTGGTTGCTTTTTTGCGTTGCTCATTTACCTTAAACGACTTAGCGTCTTCTACGTCAACACGCTTGAGGTACAGACCAGTCATAAACGATACAAATAGATCCATCTGGTTATAGGTTTGATCTTTAGCGGTATACTCAGTGTCGGTGTAGGCTCGTATGTCTGGCTCGACTGGCACTTCGTCCTGTCTTCGGCTACCACGGTATTTAGCCTTAGTCTCTTCGCTGCCAGGGATCGGTAACGAACTTCCAATTGCCTGCATAAAGCTCTCAGGTTTACGGATCGCTGGATCAATGATCCTACCAATGTCGTTAAGTATACGGAAGCCTGGTATAAAGCCTGCTGCTTGCTTACCAAACTGAACTGACATAGGTGTGTATTTATCGAACTCATTGCGGTAGCCTAGAAGCATAGCGCCCAGTGCACCAACAGGTGATACTGATCCTACCATGTCTCGCATAACCTCGGCCGAAGTTGACCAGTCTTTCTTAATAGCTGACTGCGCCATAGTGGTTATGTTGAAGAATGGATACTTAGCAGTACGTAAGAAGATCTCTTTACCATCACCAACCTTGCCTAAGAACCAGCGTCCACGTGGATCGTATGAGTTTGGTGTGTCTTCACCACCTTCTGGCGTTTCACGGTCATCATCGTTGTAACCCATTGCACCTGCTGCTAGTGCCATCATGGTTGCCAGTGTCATTATCTTGGAAGTTCGCTCTTGCCACGGTAGGCTTTTATCGAACGCTCCTGTGGCTAGGTTAGTTACCATCTTAGAGTACTTATATGGATACTTCATAAATGGTTTAACCATACGGCCACCTTTGTTATCCCAGGCACTTAGCCATAGCGGTACGTTCTGATAGTCATATGCAAACAGATCTATGTTGTCGTTTACGCTAGCAATCATTTCTTTCTCGGCCTTCGATAGCCGTGTGATCATACCTTTAACCTCAGACTTGTTGCTCAGATCCGTACCTTCGGACACGGCTATTGCCTTCTTCCAGTAGTTCTCAATCACACCATACATCTTCAATGCTTTGTCACCATACTTGTCGACTGCGTTATCTGCTATACCTTGCTCCATGAACTGACCTGCGTAGTTAGATCGGTTGCCACCAAACACATAATCTGGTGACTTGTTCCAGCCGTGCGGTGTAAGTACTTGAAGTGGTGCAAGTAAATTGCGCCTAGTCTTGCTCATTTTTATATCTGCCGTTAATAGATCTAAATAGAAGTCGTTGACCATCTTTGCACCATACTGAAGACCACCAGATATGGCGTTAGTACCAGTTGTACCAGGGTGAATAAGTACGTTGATTGCCCAGTACTTGGTTAGCGTATTCATAGCCTTAGACACTTTACTGGCTTCAATCGGTACGTTTCGTGCGTTGCGGTAGAACTCGGCCAACTCTGCAGGCACTTGGTATCGTTGCTCCTGAATCATGAAGCTGCCTTCGGGTGTGGTGACACGTTGACGCATACCTTCACCAGGTAAACGTAGTCCCTGGCGTAGATCAGATGTTACCTCTACCCAACCCTTATCTGGACTTTGGTTTCTGGCTATAGGTTTGGAGATACGTGCAAGCTGTTTGTTGTAGAAGTCGGTGTCGATAGCTGCCACTTCAGCGTCAAGCAATGCCTTTTCCATTTGCTTCTGGAAGTCTTCAAGGTAGTTCTGACCAGTACCACGCTGTTTACTCATTGCTGCTTGACGGCCACGAAGTCCACGCTTGTTCATTTTATCGCCCAAGACCATACGACCTTTCTCTTCTTTCTGTAGGCCACGGTGTACCCAACCTTCAAGATTAGCGTCGATCTTATACATGTCTTTGATTACTTCACGGTTGAAGTCATCTCTAGCCTGCTCTTTGGCTGCAGTAAAGTCTTTAATTAGCTGTTGACCTTCTGGTGATAGCTCATTAAATATGGCTCGGCCTTCTTCTGCGGTATAGCGTAGTTTTGCAAACTCTTTTACTCTATTACCATCTTTATCAAACACATCACGATTATATTCATAACCTGCATTTTCTAGGTTTACTTCGTCGGCTTTGCTCTTGGCACGTTGAAAGTCACGAGTACCAAACTCTGGCTCTCCATCTCTAGTTACACGGATCGACTCGGCTGCACGGAATAGTGTCTGTGGGTTATCTTTAACACCTTTGAACTTATACTTAAGTAAGTCTTGAATAACTTTGCCTGCTCGTTGTACCTCGGCTCGATGGACTACTTCAGCGTCATAGGCTTTATCACCGATCGTTTTACCCAAATGCTTTTGGAACACCTGTCGTAAGTCACGGAACAGGTTAGGTGTTTTATTGCGGTGGTTCTTGTCGATATTGCCCTCTACGGCTTCGATTAGCATACGGACTTGCTCGCTGCGGATCGCTAGTAGCTCAAACTTCTCTGTGACAGTTGGTGCTAGTTCGGTAGTCATGCTTGGCTCAAGGATCATAGTCTCTACGTAACGTGCTAACATCTCGGTCGGACTATAAAAGTAGCTTGGCTTAGCTTGTGCTACGTCCTGGCCTTCTAAGTTATCAACGATGGCTCGAAGCTCACTGTCGATAGTTTTAGTCTCTGCTGCAGATAGATCACCGAATAATTTATAGGTACTCTTAGTATCACCATTAACATTATATTCAATGGCGTGTGATAGTTCGTGCGCTAGTACGGTGACGTACATCTTAGGGTTTTCGATCACCTGATCACGCAACTTGACCCACTCTTCGTTCTTGTTATTGCCACGCTTGTACTGGAACTCACCTGCGTTCTTCTTGCTACGAAGTCCACCTTTACGAAGGATCGTACCATACTGACCAGCTTTGTTTAATTGCTGTGCTAGCTCGGCTAGTTCTTGTGGAGTCTTAGCCAGGGCACTACGCTTGTCAGCTTTCTTAGCTTCTTGGTAAGCGTTCATTGTGCTGGATCGTCCAGCTAGTTTAGCTCGTTGGCGTTCAATAAATGCTGCACGTTGTTCAGGTGTCATTGGTATACCAGCTTGACCCTGATCACCTTTAGTGGCTTTCAGGCGCTCGGCTTCAGTCATGGTCTGGTTGCCTTCGATCTTTGTTGCACCTGTTGGACGGCCTTGTCCTTCAAGTGATTTACGCATAGCAATATCTGCAGGGTCTTGTGACTCTTCTAGTTTCGTGCTTATTTCAAGTGCATTGCTGTTACTACTGGACTTACTTTCAGGGAAGTAACCAAACTCATTAAGGTCATCTCCAGCCCATCGTACATCTTTGGCTGGAACGGTAAACTTGTGTACTGGCGTACCTTCTTCTTGGCTCTCAGCTTTTGCATAAGTTGGTGATAACGTAACCCAGTCACCACGATTTAGCTCATTCTTAGGTGACGCACGATAAATAGTAACTTTGCCATTTGGGTTGTCCCTATATTTTTGAATAGCTGCTATAGACTCTTGGTCTGCTTTAGTGCCAGATTGTGCATAATATTGTGGATTATCATAAATGTCACTAGGTGCAAACGTATCACCGTCTACTTCTTCTAATAAGTTGTGTAGTGGTGAACCTTCAGTAGGTCTGTGCTGCATACCATAAGTATCTTTTTTAACTTCAGTTTTTTTAATGATATACATATGTTTGTCACGGTCATACTGTTGCTCAAGCTGGCTAGGGTCTACATCTTTGAATCCGTACTCTGTACCAGCTCTGTTCTGCGTCCAGTGTCGTAGTGAGTCGACATTATCCCACACCCACCTAGCGTCTTCTGCATTGGCGTGATCAAAATATACACGCTGCTTACCTTCTGGTACTGGGGTAGCTTCGGCTTTTTTAATTAACTTACTCATGGTTACATTGTTTTTAATATCAACGGTTGTAACTTTAGGTGCGTCTTTACTGCGGACTACTCGATTGTCTTTTGTTGCATATTTACCTTGAGCGTCACGTGGTTGCGGTGTAACCAGTACTGGGTTTCCATCTAGATCGAACTTAACAGATCCAGTGCCATCAGGTGTATTTAATCGTAGGCCATCGGCATTAGTGCTCTTCTCTTTGACACGTAGTTCTTGCGGTATATCATTGCCCCTACCTTGCTTAATGGGCATGATTAGTGCAGCTAGTTTACCGTTCTTATATACCTGGATCGGATCAAGATTAGTGCCTGGCATGTAGTATGTTCCGCCAGGTACAAAGTGTTCAATCATGGCTACATAATTGGCTTGCACAACAGACTGTGTGCTACCGCTTGTAAATACTGCGTATGTTATACCATCAGAGTAGTAGCCTTCGATCTTAGCTGGCTTACCTTTAACGTCCCATTTGTTGGTCTTTATAAGATCGAACAATTTTGGTGCTTGATCCTTATGCTCGGCATACTGCATATCCAAGTTCTTTTGAGCTTCTTCTTGCGCCTGTGCCATCTTAAAGTCACTACCTGCTTTTCGTTGGATAGTCTTTACATAATCTGCTTTATGCTTTTTATCGATAACTTCATACATTTCATTGAGTGCAGTTTTATCCAAGATTGCGGTATAGCCATCAGTAAAGAAGCCATTGAGCTTACCACCATATAACATTGCTGGCCGTGAATCATCTAGGGTATAACCATTCTGCCATCGACCTACCTTATTAGCAACAGATTGAGTGCCTTTAATTACCGTCTTTGTTTCAGCTAGTGTGTCGCTAATCTGCTTTGGCGATAACTTCTCGGCTGTCTTGCCGTACTTATCTTGTGCAGCTTTTTCAAGTGGTTGTAGGGCACGCTTAACAGAGTTTTTACCTAGTGGCTTGACCCGTTTTGCAGGCTTGCTCTTTGATTTTACAAGAGGCTTTTTGACCTCTGTTTTTGTCTTGTCTGGTTTAGTCTCGGCCTTCGTAGTTTTAAGCTGTTCACCTACCCACTTATTAGCTTCAGCTTCAGTCTTGAAGTTTGGTGACGTTGCTGCGGTATCAAAACCACCAGTATCTCGGCCAACACGATCTCGTACAGTGTTACCAAGTCGGGCTACGTATTCAGTACCACCGTCTTGAGTTTTAATCGTTACAATCTTGTAGTCTTTAGACTCGGCTTTCTTGATTGGTCGCATTGCACCCTTTTTACGTGGCGCTTCCTCTACCTTAGTAGTCTCATCGGTCTCCACATTGGTTGGTGTAACTTCAGGTTTAGTTGGTTTTTCAACTGGTTTGTCTTTGGTCTTCTGATCACTAGCCTTCCATTTGGTAGCGAACTCCTCTTCCATTGCTTTTTGTTGACCAACTAATTCATCAATCTGTAGTTTCAATGGTGGTTGCTGTGCCTTTGGTAGGCTCTCCATTTGCTGCGTAAGTTGTGTAACTTTATCTTCAGCTTCCTGATATTTTTGTGCATAGTTATTTTCCCAGTCCATACCAGACTCGGTTGGTTCTACTGCAGGTGGTGCTTGTTCTTGTTCAATTTCTGGCTGTGGTTGCACCCTTACGTCCTGTGGTAGTCCAGATTGTGTCAATACTTTACCGTATTCGTCCACTATAGGTGGTTGGCCTTGTTCTTGTGTTTGATCTATCGGCTGACCAGTTTCATCAACTTGCTGCGTTTGATCAACTGCACCACCTTCTTCTTGTCTCGCCTGATCAACTATCTGCTGGAGTTCTTCTTCGGTCGGCAATTTTTCACCGATCTTTTCTTCAAGATACTGTCCTGCCTTATCTGCGTCCTCTGGCTTAACGCCTTGCTCCTGTAAACTCTGTGAGTAGGCTTGACCAATACTTGCACCACCACCCAACACAAAGCCATATGCACCAGACTCTAGTGCTCCCAGTGTAGCCTGCCTCCAGTCAACGTCTTTATAAGTAGCCGTGAAGCCACTGGTACTCATATCCTGCAAGAACTCTTGAATACCCTCTTTTGAGCCATTATTAATTAGGACACCAAGTGCCTTACCACGTGCACCTATTATGTTTTTAATACCAAAGTTCTCAAGTACGGCCTCGGTATAACCAGCACCCCATGAAGTAGCAAGCGCTTGTAGATCGCCCACATTATTTTCTTTTGCGTCACGAACAATTTGACCAGCCTTGTTGACACCAAACATTGATCCCACTACGCCAGGCTTGGCAAACTCTTTAGCCTTAGAGAATATACTTGCTCCACTTGTAGCTGCCTTTTGACTGCCACCGACTATCGAGTTCATGCCAAGTGCTGCGGTTAGTGATCCTGCACCTTCTGACAATCCACCAACTACACGCTGATCAGTCTCTTCTGCTCTAGCACCTAAGTTCTCTTTTTTCTTGGTAGTTGTTTCAAAATCTCTGGCTGCGTCCTGGAAGCGTTCTTCTGCATACTTATCTACACGTGAGCCTTCAGGTGCAGCAACATCTAAGAGGTTTGCTCCGAGTGATTGGACATTCTGTGGCAAGTTTACAAATTGATCAGCAACGCCCTTAGAGAAACGTCTGAGCGCCTGTTCGCCTATACCCTGTTCACCAGAATCAATAATCTGACTCTCCCTAAAGCGCTCTTCCATCTTCTTAAGTTCTTTAGGTGTCAGATCTCTATTTGCACCCTGGACAGCTTGACGATATAACTGGTTTTGCATTTTGCCAGAAAACTTATCTGCGTTCTGGTAATCTTCCCAGGCTTGTTTGTCACCACCATCTTTAGGATCTTTTAGTCGACCCTCTTTAATGGCTTTGTCGGCTAGCTCTTTCCAATTAACACCAGTCATTTCACTGGTTTTTTTATCGTCGTAAGCTACGCCATAGTTTGTTTTGCGCTTGGCTACATCTTCAATATCTACATTGAAGGTCTCTTTGTACCACTGTTTGCGTTTGTCAATATCTTCTTTAGAAAAGTCAAAGTTCTCACTACGACGCTTTACTTCTTGCTGATCATTGTATTCTCGTTCTTCACCACGTTTTTCACGACGATATTTATCAGCTTCAGTGTTGGGGTCAAACGTATCTTTAACTTTATCCCATATACTTTGTTTGGGTCTGCCCTCTTGATCCTTTTGTCTTGCACGCTCTTCAGCTTCTTTGCGTTCCTTCTCCTGTTCAACCTCCCGCTTTTTGCGTTCTTTATCAATATCAGCAGCTAAACGACTTTTATCAATATTGCCGTCTTCATCAGTGTAGTCTTGTATGTTTGTAGAACTGTTTGAGCTAGATCCAGTATCTTCTGAGTCATCTCCAAAAGATTCGTGGCGCTTTCTTAACTTTCTGGTGTAAGACCCACTCCACCGATTCTTCCACTGACTTTTAGCCATAGTTTAATCACCTTTCCTAGTAATATCCGCCCCATGTTTTTTGATGATACGGATTAACGTAACCACCAAACAGCGCATTGAAGTCGTCGGGTGATCCACCTGCACCAGTCCATTGCTGCATACCAGCACGATAGGTCTCAGGCGATACAAAACTATCCTTACCTTTTTTACTGTTAAATAATTTAGCAACTGAGGTTTGAACGGCCGAATTAACTCCGCCACTACTACCACCACGCCCACCTCCACCACCACGGCTCGCTGCTGCTGCTGCTCTTTGATCGGCTTTAACCTTAAGCGCATAATCAGCTTCCCAGCGTCGCTTTTCTTCTTGTTCTCTGGCACGTAGTGCAGCGTACTCTTTCTCCCACCTGCGTTTGTCTTCAGCGTTTTTGGCCTGGCCGATAGCAAGCTGCAAGCGTTCCATAAGTGCACTACGCCTATCTGACTGATCACGGTACTCCATTTCAGACTGTGCCTTGCCTTCGTTCATAATGTCCTTGTAGTCTGCACTAGCCATTTCTAGGTTGCGTCCTAATATACCAGCCTGTTCAACAAGTGGCTGTTGTTCTTGACTAACCAGTCGCCTTCTTTGATTCTCAGATATATTAAACTCCTGAGTCCTACCAGATACATCACCTTCTACATTACGGACTAGGTTCTCAGTATTAAGTAGTTGTTGCCGTAGATCTGTTACACGTGTTCTAGCGTCAGATATACCAAGTCGTTCTAGGGTAGCGTTATAGATGTCAATTGATTGTTTTGCATTTTTATCAAAAGTACCTACGTCATTATATAGCCCACCGACTTTTTTATTCCAGTCAGCAGCTTCACGTGCAGCAATGTCAGCAGCGCTTGGTTTAGCAGCAGCCTTTACAGCAGGTGCAGCCGACTTATTGCTACCACCACCGTAACTTAAAACTTCACCAGGATAGATAAGATTAGGATTGCCCGACTTATAACCAGTTATAGAATTATAATTTACACCAAGTTTAGCACCGATCCCTGATAGTGTATCGCCTTTCTTAACTGTATATGTTCCCATGTTTTTCTCCTTGTAACGAAAAATAGCTCAAACGGTTTATAGCCGAATGAGCTTATTACTTATATTTTACCATATTATAGGCCAAGATCTGCTACTAGTGTGTCGTCATAGTATACAGCGTAGTAAAAATATGCGTCTATAAAACTAGGCCACCCAACATTAGTAGAAGTGATATTAACAGTTAAACTGTCTTTGTTTACGCAGTAGTTAGCACTTGCTCCACTGAATATGACAATTCCATTAGATACGGTATCATTAGCAAACGCATTGCCAGGTACTAATCCACCACCATCACCAACTATTGCCCCTGTTTTGTCTTGACTTCCAAGATACCAGACCATTGTTAATGGTGCTGTAGGAAGGTTTAGTTCTATACTGTCGCTAAAGTCTCCTGCTGAAGCGTTCGCCCAGTAAAGCACGCTAAACTTGCCACTTAGTTGTGCACCTTCAGAGATACGTCCAGGAAAGTTTTGTCTACGCTGTACATCGCTAGCAAGTAACCTCTGAGCACTTGAAGGCTGCAATACATCGTTCAACGATCTATTACTGACGGTATGCAGATATTTCTTACTAGTCTCTTTCACTGTTGAGGGTCTCCACTATTATGGTTACACTAACAATCTCTGGACTTTCGGTAGTACAAACAACGTCATATCCTACCTGTATCTCTTTGAAGCGCTGATTAATGTTCATCTTAGCTTTGGTAGATCCAGCCACGGCAGCCGTGCCAGTCACCCATGCGCCACGATCTATTCTGTACTTAGGTGTAACGGTACAGTCTGTTGGTAGTGTCAGGAAGTCTATATCCAGCACTACCGCTTGCTTAGTCTTGTCTGGTCGGTTGTAATCAATGATCGTAGACTGCCATTCAGCAGTACCGAATGGATCGCTACTAGAATTAACTACATCAACCCCATAATTACCAGTCTCGCTGTTATACCAAGATAAGTACATCTCACTACCAAAAGACTTGACCATACCGAGCCTTAAGCTACGTGTGCCAGTATCGTTGGTAGTTTCACCTTCTGACATTGTGTAGCTAAGCCCAAAAGAGTCTCGATAATTCTTATTGCGTGATCCCCAAGACCAGACAGCATGTTCTACTTCTTCGGAGTTGGTTTCACTAGGGAATCCAGCCATTAGTATACTGTTTCTAACGGTTATCATGTTTGGATAATTAACATTGTAGATATTAGAGGTGCTATATTCGGTATCAGTATTTGGGAACTGAAAGACTTTTACTGGTTCACCACCAGACCAAGCCCACAATGAGCCTGCTGCAATCCAGTACAGTACATTATTTTTACTAAACAAACTATACGGACTACCCTCTGGTACTGCTATCTGGAAGTTGTAATTAGTAGAAAAGCCGTCCCAAAAATATATACGTCCGTCTTGTACCTCATCAACAGCGTTTGTCGATCTTTTTTCTACACCTATAACTGCATACTCTGTCCAGGTAGATATAGAGGTACATTCGTAGCCAGTTGGGAACACTAGCTTGTGTCTCAGATAAGAAAGGTTAGTGGGATTAGTTGGCTCATTAATCTCCCATGCAGATAGATAACGCTCGTTGCCAATAAGCATATATTGCAGGAATTGGGTTACTGGGTGCATACCATTTTTAGGGTTTACAAAACGATTAACCTTTGTTGCATATTGTGCAGTATTGAGGTTTGACGCAGTGCTTGTGCCAATAGTAGTAGCCGTACCGCTTGGGTGATGGACGTGGAAGTGGAATTGAGTTTGGTTTGGTGCAACCGTAGTTCTGATTGGATTATCAAAAAGCACACTTAGTGTGGTGGCATTGGTAAGACTGGCATTTGCTACTGTCTTCTGAGCAAGTAAGTTATTGGCCTGATCGTGCATAGTAACAATTAGATCACCAGTTCCTTTGGTGGTGATAAATATATCTACACCAATTAATGGTTCAAGCCGTGGTATAAAGTCTAACCTGTGCGTATCACCCTCATTAATAGCTCCAGTGGTGGTATATACCTCAGAAGCTCCTGTCCTGGATTGATCTGTACTTGTCGTAATGTAATTGTCATTAACTGTGAATGAACCGCCAGAGAAGCGCCCATCTGCATTGGTGATAGCGTGCATAGAGTTAAGACCAGGAACATAAATAGTATCAAACTGTAAATTGTACAACATACCATAGGCGGTATCTGTTAGTTGTGTACCGTCTTTAGTCCATGTTCCTGATGTTGATCGTGAGTATACATTACCATCTGCGTCGATAGCCACCTTTTTGCCAGATGGTAGTTGTATCATATCAGTTATCAAACCAGTAACTACGCTACCAGAGTCTTTAACCGTCTTAGGCAGGACTGATACACTGGTTGGTTTTTTACGAAAGTCTATGTGTTTACTGTATGCAAAAGAAGCCTCAACGCCCTCTTTAAGATCAGTCGAAAGACCACCATGATTTTTGAATATAACTAATGCAGCTTTCATATAACCTCATAGTTTCTTCTTTGATGTATATACCCACCACGTAAACGAATTGGCCGTGTATATTGTGAAGCGGTCTTTGATGAGTAGTTAGCCTGGCAAGACGCAAGCGCTTCAATAAAAGAACTCTTGAGCGCCCTAGCTGCGTTCCAGTCTCTACGTCGCTGGTAGTATCGGTACAGTGCATAATCAATTAGTGACTCATGGAACTCTTCTGGTATGTCGGGTAGTTCACCAATTGTATAGCTCAATGTGTTGGCTGTTGCGCCAGCATAAGTATTCTCCAAGGTAAGTGTATTAGCGTCTACAAAAGCTGCTATCTTATACCACATACCGTCACCATTAGGATCATTAACCTTAAGTGATCGCCCAACCATAGCTGCGGTAAATGTAGTGTCTGCTCCTATTACGGTTGCTGAATTAAGTGTTACGGTGATTGTTCCTGTCGTATAGTTGGCTGCGCTCATATCACGCATACGACGCTCGTAGTTGATACGGCCTGCGTTCGTTCCGTTGGCTGATGGTATAGGATAGATACCAAACTCATCATTGCCACGGACATAGAAGAACTCAGGTATATTAGATGTATCGACAGTCTCGTTTAGTAAGTTCCAGGTGTCTTCATCTGGCACTTCTTGCAGTACGTAGCTTGTGCCACCAATCGTCACAACTAGTGACTTCATGCGTATACAATCTTCTGGTGTCTGGTAGTATTGCTGATCTTCGACTAAACTAAACGTCTTATTAGTATTGCGCCACTCACGGTTAAGGATAGCGCCAAACTGTTTAGCTCCCTGATTAAGTGCACGCTTGATAAGAGTCAAGCTATCTGCGCTTGCGTCTTCAGTTTGAGCCTGGCTCTCTTCATATAGTTCTTGGAAGGTTATCATACATTGCTCCGTTGTTTTGAAGCCGTATGAGCATTAGTTATATTATACCTCATTTAATTCTTCCCCAGTACTACTACTTCACTACCGATTGCAAAGTCCCCAGTACCACCATTAGTAATATCTACTCGTGTTATAGAGTTGCTTGTATTAGCCCACTTACCAACACCTTCTACTCTACCTGGTGCATTTGCTGCTCCAGCAGTACCAGCGTCACCTGCAAAAAATACTACTGTCTTTTCATCTGAAGCAACATTATAAACAGTAATCTCTGCAAAGTGTGGCGAAGCAGAGGTTACTGAGTGAGCTAGTAAAGAGTTTTGGCCTGTTGTAGTAGTATCGGCTGCTCCGTTAGAAGAATAGCGCCTTGAGTAATTAGCTCCAGTGTCATTGTTAAATGTAAGCAAACCGTTAATTGTTCCGCCAGTATCAATAGCGCTAACAAATATTTTTAAGTATCTATAAACTGGCAGTCCAGAGACGGTTATAGTATCTCCAGCACTTCCTAAGGTTGTTCTTCCTATTTCTAAGAATCCGTGACCTATGGCATTGGTATCTAGTTTAATTGCCGTCACATTACCGTTGGTTATATTACTTGTGACTACAGAATCGGTAGTATTTAACTTACCGTCCTTCAGACTAAGCCCATCAATCGTTACACCATTCCCACTTGTGTGTTCTGAGATTGTGTCAACGGTTAGTGTTGGGTTTACAATAGTTGCCCCAGTGCTGAGTACCACACTTCCACTTCCAGTAGAACCTGTGACACCAGTACCGCCATTAGCAACAGGCAATGTACCAGTAATATCTGTCGTTAGATCGACTGCGCCCCACACAGAAGTACCAGTACCACTAGCACGCAGAACCTTACCTGCAGTAGGCGTACTTGCACCTGACCCTAGCTTAGTAGCAATTGCGGTTAGATCAACGCCATATAGATCAAGAATACCAGAAAGACCAACACCACCACCTGCGGTAGCTAGTGTCTCATTACCCTGTGTATCTGGATAACTTGGTAGTGCTGTTGGGAACGGCATTATAAAACTCCTTTTAGAAGCCGTCTGAGCATGTTACCTACATTATACATCATTATACGGTGTTGTTGGCTTAGTTATCTTTGTATAGCCTGTACTCGGTTTGGTGACTGGCGTATGCGTTGTGCGCTTTTTGCCGTAGTCGGTAGGCACTTCACCAGGTGCATAGCCTGCTAGCGTATACTCGGTGCTATCAAGTGTTACAACCGTACTGTTTACATAAACGCCCATTATACGATCTCCTCTTGGTTTAGATATTGGTAGCCAGTACTAGCTTTATTTGTTATATCATACTGTGTTGTTGGCTTACTTACTGCGCTATATGAAGTAGCAGACCTAGGTATAATCGACAAACCAGATGAATAGAACTGGTTAGTGTTGGTAAATAAATCTGGTATCAGGTTTTGGTCTTGTTCTAACAGTTGAGTATAAAAACTATTGGTGTTTTCAAAAAATGGTGGGTTTAGGACATTCGGCTGGTTTACTTCTTGGGTATAAAAAGTATTTGTATTTGTAAAAAGTGGTGGGATTAAGTTATCTGGGTCTATGTTAAAATGGTCTATTCTATAACTAGTAGTAGTTGAGAGAAAAGCATTACCGTTACCACCATTGTAGGCATACAGTGCTGTTACAGTTATTGGGTTTGCTGCGCTATGTAGGGTAGTCCAGTCATATCCATTTGGTGAATATTCCCAGTAGGTAGTACCGCTAGATTCTCTTATCCTTAACCATCTTTGGCTAGTAGCGTTTCTGGTTACTGTAGCTAGTACAGTAACGGTGCTAGCTACTCTTTGTACTGCACGAAGGTCGCTGCCAGTTGCAAGATTAACATCAAAATATAATGAGTTGGGTGGTGTCGCTGCTTGTGTCTGGCCTACACCAACAAATGGCAAACCGAAGCCAGTTATAGACTCATTTGTAAGTATGCACTTGAAGTATGAACCAGTAAGGTCATAGGTGGCGTTGCTATACATAGCCTGGTTTCCTGCCGTTGTAGTAGTAACTTCTATGCGCCCATTTTGTTCCAGGATTACTGAAGCGCTAGTTCGTGTCCATAAAGTACCGTTAAAACTATTGTCATTGAAGTTATCGGTCAGGGTTTCCATTAACGCCATAAATGACTCCTATAATGCAAACAAACCAGAGGCGTTCACTATAATATTTATATCACCGCCATTGGGTGTGACTGGTAAGTTGGTCACGCCAGTATCTATGTAAGCCACCAGCCTAGATGTACTAGATACTCCAGTGTCAATATATATAACTATAGCTTCTGCACTTGATCCACTTACTGACGCAAAAGTTACATTGTCACAATCAAAAACACCGTTAGTAACGCTTTTACCAGCTAGGTTACCACTGGTTGCTACAATACCAGATAGGTCATTAAGGAAGTCGTGCGCTGCATTGTAGGTGTATGTTCCTGTATCTACTAAACATGCTTTAACGTCACCTGACGATAGACTAATATTGCTATCTCCAGTTATTAGTGCTTCTTTATATTTTGGATATATTACATTTGCCATTACGAACTCCTTATGTTAGAGCCGTATGAGCGTGTTACTCTTATTATACCCTATTAATCCAACTGACCTGCTTTAGCTTGGCTTAATCTTTCTCATAGTCAACGATAACAGTCTTGCAGTTTGGGTTGAGGTGTTGGTTGGGTGTTGAACGGATATATCAAAGTCCAGTCCTGCGGTTTGGATTGCTTCGGCTGCGGTACCTGAACCAGCCATAGATATAATTGCAAAGCCACCACTGGTAGCTTGCCAGAATCCTGAAGCAGATAACCTTACATCATTCGTACCAACAGCATAGATAGTCCCATTGATTGTACAGAACCTTGATGTAGCTGAAGCTGAAGCGTTACCCTGGTTAAGGGTTAATACTGTTGAGCTTCCTATCTTAAAGCGCCAAGTTGGGTTGCGGTTTGTGCCAGAGTTGTTTATATACTCTAATGTAGCTTGAAAATCTACTGCTTCCCCTGCTGCTAGTGCTGGTAAATCTACTACAGAGGTGAGTAATGAGGTTTCAGTAGTGGTATCAGTTACATCACTTCCAAGTCCTCTTGTTGCTTCCCATATTTCAGGTAATGGATAGTAACCTTTTGTGCCACTTGAGTTTGTACCATAATATTCTGAATTGCCTGGTGAAGCTTCATCATTAACTAGTTTAAGACCATTTGCGTCTTTAGTAACAGACATCTGAGTTTCTGTTTGACCAAGCAGGCTATTAACAATATCTGAAGTGTTTACAATCTTGGCAAATGAACCTGATGAAGTCCAATCAACGCCAGCCACAGGGTCGGGTACGGTCAATTCATCAGTGGCGTTGTCTGGGTCAAAGTCTGCCATTGGTGTACCGTCATACTGATTAACAATCACTCGACCGATTAAGAAGCGACCAGCGCCCTTACCAATCTTCCAGGGTTCATTAGTATCATTAGTATCAATGGCATATGCACCACCCTTGTCATTGGTAGCAGAAGCTATCCAGCCTAGTCCGTGAGCCGTATCTTCAGCCGTTTCACCAAACTTAATTGGTCGCCATACAGTTGTTACGCCTGTAGCTGGGTTGTGGGTGTACCTGACTATAGTGTAGTGAAGATAGTGTGTGGAGTAATCAAAGTCAAATAGGGTGGGGTCTTCACCATAACCGTTAGGGTTTGTGCCGTCAGGTGAGGTAAACTCAACAAACTGATAAGCGTCTTTGCCTCGGTGAACTATTGCCATCTCTAGTAAGTCACCACCCCATGCTGTCGGGCTTTCTATAGATAATAGTTCTTGGAATGAATCATCTTCTAAGCTTGTAGGGTCACGAGTACCCCATAGTGGAACATAATCAATACGGACATCAAAACCACCATCAGTGAAGTCACCTGGGTCTGGTAGCTGAAATGCGTCATTGTCATAATTAGACCACTCACCACCACCTACCAGTGCGTAAGTAGAGCGTTGTTCTAGCGCATAAATTGGTTGGTAATCTTCACCGTCTGGCGTTATCAGGTTGTAGTGGTTGCCTGAAGGGTCGGTGTAATATAAATACCCATCATCTTTAGCCCACACCTTACCATAACTAGTACGGCCAGACGGTGCGCTAGCCTGAGCTAAAAGCTCAATTCTGCCTTGTATGTTTAGTCTTTCTTGTGGGGTGGCTGAACCAGAACCGACTACTACTAATCTTCCTTGGTGTGATTTAAGAAAACTACCTTCGTTATTAGTTAGCTCAACACTCATTGGAACGGTGGTAGCGCCTGGTGTACCCTGTACCACTACGTTCATTCCTGCAATTTGACCAAAGAATAAACCTGGTTGGTTAGATGATGTATAGCCTGTTCCTGCAAGGTTTAAGACAGTATCACCATTAGCCGAGGCTAGTGGACTGTCGTGAGTACCCCTACCCCTAATGGCAAAGAAAGCCGGTGCAGTTGCAGCAGAACCAAAAGACTGTGCAGCTAACCCTGCTGCTGCCCCATCTGCCCTGGCTGCTAAAAATGCAGCGCCAGGTGCTACTATGTCGATTATCGAACTCTCACCTCCTAGATGTATTTGGTTACGAGCAGAGTCGGTTGGTTCGAGTTTGTCGGAGTCGAGGTTAGAGAATTTGTCAGTGCCACCAGAGCCAGGGTTTACTATATCTGTCATTATGTAAGCTCCGTTATGCGTGCTTCACCACCAGCGTCAGAAGCCCATATACCATTAATCTGCCCTTTGTACTGTGTAATCACATAGCCGTACTGTTCTAGTCTTGCAGTAAAGTTTGTTGCGGTAGCGGTCTCACCAAAGGCTACATACAAGACTGCAGTAGAATCGTTGGTTATAATAGCTTCTTTACGTGAAGTGTTTGCTGCTAAGAGTTCTACGTTTGAAGTGGTGTCACCAACAGAAGTGACTGAAGAAGTAGACGGTGCAGATGTATCAGAAGTAATAACGGCACTTACAAGAAGCCTGTGGGTAGTCTCATCTACATAGACCTTAGTGGGTACTAGACCAGTAGTCATATCTACACCAAGTAGTGTAGTGACATAGTTATCATCTCGTTTAGCGTTTTCCATACAACTCCTTATATAGCCGTATGAGCGTGTTACCTTCCATTATACCTTATTGCCTATGGCTTTGGTACACGGACGCACGATCCTTGAGTGCTGCTTCTTCTTTCTTAAGGCGTATGGCCTTGTCTTTTAATAGTACGTCTCGTCGCTTCAGTTCGTCTTCTATTAGCGCTACACGTGCAGATCGTTCTTGCAGATCAATCTTTAAGGCTTCAGCGTCCTGGAGTGCCTTACGTGCTGCAGCTCGATCTTTATCGGCTTCCATTGTAAGCACTTCAATTTTTTGTTCTGATTCAGTAATAGCTTTTTCTCTGACCATAAGTTCACTCGCACGTTCACTCAAGACTTGAGCTTCTTCTGCGTTCTCTGTGGCCAAGCGTTCTACCGTAGCTTCACGTTTTTCGACTACTACTTCACGATCATAGACTTCTTTGTTAGCCTTACTTACGCTAGCCTGCTTTTGTTCAACAACATCTTCATGTTCACTAACTGCGTTCTCTCGCACTTCTAATGCCTGTTCACGCTTAGTTAATGTCTGTTCACGTTCCGTAGATAGACGTTCATGTTCTTTTTGTGCCCTAGCAAGGTCTTCACGCTCACCATCGATCTTTACTCGTTCGGCTGCCATAGCAACCTGCAGATCATCACGGATCTCTTCGGCCTGTTCTTGTAGTGTGACAAGTTGCTTGTTGAGCTTATTAATGTCTTGCTGCAGACCACGCTTAGTCTCAGCCAGTTTTGGTATAGACGTATTCAGCTCATCATAGATGGCCTGCATTTCGGCTATCTCGTTAGATAGCTGTTGGAATAGTTTGTCGCTGGACATGTTAGTCCTCTTCGACTAGTTGTACATCTTTGTTCGGTAGTGAATCACCTGCAATGTTATCAATAGGGTTATTCGACTTACCACGTGCTCGCTTATTTTTCTTAAGATCGGGGAATGGTGTATCTGGTAGTTTGGCTTCCTGTACAGTTTCAGGTGTAGTTAGATCAAGTTCTTCTTCGTCATCTGCTTTAACGGATAAATCAATTTCTCCACCGACGGTACGTTCTGCAGATGAAGCAGGTGGTTGTTTGACACGCAATATAACCTTAGACTCATGCTTCTCTCGTACAGCTTTCTCCCATATACGTAGCACTTCATCTGGTGTGTCCATGATAAGACGATCAACTACTTCTTTTACCCCCAAAGTAGCAATAAGACCACCTGGTAGCTCAGACACTTTGCCTGCAGGTAGTCTATATTGATATGGCGTATCGTATTCATCAGCCACTTGGAAGACAATATCTTCGTCAAATGGGTTTTGTAGCCACACTGTCGCTTGGGGGTGGAAGTGTGTCCACCGTGGTTTGTATTGATCTGCTTTGCTTGAAGGTTGCATTAATAGACTCCTTTATTTTGACAAGTCTATTATACCATAAACGGTTCGTTTAGACTGCAGTCAGGCTACCATCTGCAGATAGCGGTACATACTTTGCATAGAATGTCATTGCACCAGTTGTTGGGGTGTTGGTAGTGGTGTAGACATATTCTAAGTTGGTTGCAACGCCACCTGTCTTTTGGGTAATTGCAAACGGCATCATAAAATCTGGTACTGTAGCTGCTACTGGATCGTGGACACTTGAAGCCGTTGCGTTCTGGCCAAACAAGGCAACAGATGTAATGCTTCGTCTGAATATTAGCGAGCCAACTGTGTAGTTGGATAGGGTCGTACCTGTTGCAAGTGTGATGTCTGGGTTAGCCGTACCATCGTTTATCTGCCAGTATGCAGCAGTATGGTTAGAGCCAAGAGTAGTGGTTACTATTCCATATAGCTGATAGACCACTACTGAACCAGTAAGCGAGAATAGTGGAACATTTACAGTGGTATTGCTACCAGTAAATGTCACGTCCTTGGTAACGGTCACACCGTCTCTTGTAATTGGTACGTAGTTAGCGTCCCTTGAAAAAGCACCATTTACTATTGGCATATACTAACCTTTCTATGAAGCTGTTGTTATTGCGACCCAGTTAGTTGTACCGTTGTTGACGTACAAACGAGTTGAGCTGCTTGAGCCACCAGTGTTAATGCACAAGTCACCCTTAGTACCAGAATGAGTAGGTGCGTCTGATGTCACCCATATTTTGATACCAGTTGAGTACATAGAGATAGCAGCTCCAGCTGCAACTGCACCTGCAGTTGCAGGTACGGCTGTACCCGACTTGGCTGTGATTGTACCAGTACTACTAGTGTCACCTGCAATACCGCCAGTAGCGGTGATTGCACCAGTAACAGCTAGGGTTGAGCCTAGTGTTACTGGCTTATCGGTATTCAAGCCATCTTGCTTTACAACATCAGTGTAATCTTCTAATTTTCGTCCCATGATTGATCTCCTTTATGTTGTTAAGCGTCTATTGTTAGGTAAGCTGATCGATATTCTGTATCTACAAGTGCTTCACTTGCTACACCAATTTGGAACTCACCTGCTGCGTCTAGTGCTTCTACTGCACCAGCTACACCTGTACCGATTGTAAGGGCAAGACCCTTAGTCACGGCTTCATCAGCTAGTACGGAACACTCACCACCAGTTTGTACCCAACCGTAGTAAGCTGCGGTAATGGTTACGTTTGGAACACCTACTGGTTGATCGGCCTGATCGGTTGCGCTAACTACGATACCTGAGTATGGGTTAGCCTTTAGTGTAACTTCGCTAGAGGTTGTAAGTGCTACCTCTACCTGGTCTACCAAGTTGACGGTGATAACACCAGCACTTAGTACTGCAGCGTGACCATTGATGAGGTAGTTGATACCTTCACCTGCTGCGTCGTTGACTACTAGGTAGCCGTCTTGGTATTGGTTAGCGGTTGCTGCGGTTGCACCAAGAGTCGCAGTAACTTTGGTCGCTCCTACAGATACGGCTGCTGCAACTACGATGTTAGTGTGGTTAGACACTAGATCTGCGTTTACTGCTAGTTTACCTGGATCAAGTGCTGTAGCACCTGCTAGTGCGTAGCGATACTTACGGCCGTCACGTGTTTCACCACGTGTGCCAAGCGGAAGCTGTCTTGTTGAGCTAATGTCTCGGAAGTCTTGTGCGTATACTACGCTGTTAGTTGTTAATCCCATTACTTTATGTCCTTTCTTAGACGGTAGTAATACCTGTTAATTTACCATGTCGACGAGTTGAACCACTGATTAAGTTACCAAGCATGATGAACTGACCGATCTGTGCATACTGGTTGTATGGCTTATCGAAGCCTGACCATTGTACAGGGTAGTTCTTCTGGTACTCAGAGTAAACTGAGTCGACACCAGCGTTGTTTACTTTGTAACTGTTCAAACCAACACCTGGAAGGCTGTACCAGTGCAAGTACTCTTCGTTTAGGAAGAACATTACACCTGAGTCACACTTCTCATCAGCAACGATTGGAATACCTCTCCAGCACAGTGCTTCAAAGCCGTAGTGACCCTTAAGGCTATCTTGGTCTTTGAAGGTAATACCAGGCTTGCTGTAGGTAGTCACGTTTACACGTGATACAGCGTCGTAGTTAGCCTGAGTGGTAGGAGTGAATAGGCTCTCAAGTAGATCCCATGCAGTCTCAGTAGTAACGATGATTGAAGGTCGTTGTCGCTTGCTAGAAGCTGCGCTTGAACCACGCATAACTGTAGCCATGTTAGCGAATGATAGTGCACCACCACCTGCTGCCTGTACTGTTGAGTTAAGCATAGTGTAGTTAGTTCGTGAAAGTCCACCATAGCTAGCGGTGTTACCACCAGCGTCTACGATTGCACCAAGACCCAAGAAGTCATCACCTGTACCAACTCCGTAAAGCTGATCACCCATGCTATCAAGCATAGCGTTCTGTGACTCTTCAAGTGTGATCTTGATTAGATCAAGAACTTCACCATCAGTCTTGTTAAGGCTAGCTTCACCACCAGCGATAGATACGTTCTGGTAGAACTGAGCGTGTTCAAATGTCTGACGAACACGTGTGTCTTGTAGTGAAGTATCGAAGTTACCGACACCACTGAATGATCCACCTGATGTAGGCTTTGCAAACTGTAGTGGGATCTGGATCTGACGACCGCTCCACTTTTTGTTCTCACGCATGAATAGGCGTGATGTAAATACGTTAGAGTTTAGTACACCGTCGATTGAAGCAGGTACGTAAGACTCTTCTGTGATTGATATTACTCGGTTGGATAATGCCATTATATGACTCCTTATTATTAGAAATTAAAAAACCCGACGACTGACTGCCGACGGGCTGATTAAGTCCAATATAACACACTTTACGTACTTTTACAACGATCCAAGCACCTTTGCGTGTACATCATCAAGACTAACACCACTTGGTGGTGCTTCAAACGTCTTGCCTGCATTGCTACTGTTACCGCTTGGTGCTGCTCCACCACTAGATAACACTCGGCCACCACGTGTCTTCTTCTCTTTAACTACTTCTTGCTTGCGCTTGGTTTTGTCTTCATTAAACTTACGATAAGCAGTTATCTCATAGGCTTGTGTAAAGCTATCAATGCGCCTACCAGCGTCCATCTCATCACGCATAGTTCGATAGACTTCATCAATCATCTCTTTACGTTCAGCCTCATCTTTGGCTAATGCACCTTCTTTGGTAAGTGCTTCAATCTCTTTGTCCCACTCTTCTTGTATCTTCTTGATACGCTCTTGTGACTCACGATTAGACTTGAGTTGATTGATGCGCTCTTCTTCTTTGGCTACTTTGTCTTCTCGTATGGTGAGCTCTTTAACCGCCTTACCCCACTCTTTGTAGCTTGATGGCTCAAAGTCATCAGGTACTTCATCAATAGTGGCAAACTCATGCTCATTGCCTTCATAGTCTTTAACCTTAATCTTATCAAACTCTTTAGGCTTAAGCTCTTCGTCTTCTACTTCATCTTCTGGTTGTTTGTCGACCTCTTTGACAAGCTGGTCTTTATCAACTTTTGGCTCTTCTTCCTCTTCAAGTTCTTTTTCGTCTTTCTTATCCTTAACTTCTCCTGCGTCATCATCGTCCTGATCTCCTTTGTCTTTGATGTCATCGTCTTCACTATCACCAGTCTCAAGATCGTGGATAGCCTTTTCATGAACAGCGTCAAGATCAGTAGGTGTTATCACCTCTTTCTCATCTTCATCTTTATTAATCTGCTTTGTCATAGAGTACTCCTTATTAGTACCTATATTATAACAGATTTAGACTACTGGTGGACGTGCTAATGGTTTACCCTGTGACATTTGTTGTGCTGCCTGTTGTGGGCTAGGTGGCGCTTGTTGCGGTACTGACGGCTTACCTTCTCCAGGTTTGCTAGGTTGTGGTTGTCCCTGCATGTTAGCTGACTGCATTTGTCCTTGCATTTGACTCTGCTCTAAGGCTTTCTGGTTGCTGACCTGCATTTCTTCAGGTGTAGGCATTTGTGACTCCATGAGTGATAGTTGCTGTGCTGCAACCTCTTGAGCCATGCGGATATGTTCAACATACATGCGCTTCACTAGGCCAGGTTGTTTCTGGAAGTCTCCACCTAGCATGTAGTTGTTGATGAACTTGAAGTAGACTGGACTGTACTCGTCACGCTGTTTAGGTATCTCACCACCGTTAAGGATCTGTATATCCATGAAGGCTGCACGATCGAAGTCATCATCTTGTACCTTCTGTATGAACGCCGTAGGATCTGTCTGGTAGGTAACGAAGCGCTCTAACATCTTCTTAGGTGAAGGCATGTGTCCACCTGCTGCGACTTCATAGACGGTTAGTGGATCAATCATACCGACACCAATCAATGTCTCTACCCACTTCATCTGGCTCTCACGATCAATAGGCATGGTAGATCCAGCTTCTACAGCTATATCTATTCCATCTTCAATAAGATCAGCTCGCATAGTAATGAAGTCGAACTGACCATCTTCACCACTTGCTTTGAAGTAGTGATCCTCGGTGTAGTAAACCTTCATCATCTGGACTAAGTAGCGGTAGTAACGTGTAGCTGCTCGCTCTACGGCACGTGCTAGATCGTCCATGCGTGTAATGTTCTGCTGTAGTTGTAGCTTATCTTGGCCTAGTGTCTTGTTGTTAGATCCTTCACCACGTGATATGTCATGAGTTGCGAATATAGTATCGATCTCACGTCGTGCGTCCATCTTGTCTTCAATAACGTAGTTAGGTAGTGGTGGTGGTGGGATACGAGTGAAGGCTGAACGTACATCACCTTTAACACCAACCTTCTCATCAGGTGATCCAATCAGTTTGGCTATGTCTTCCTTCTGGATCATTAGAGTGTTGAATATCATACCAGATCCACTCATCTCTGCGTTCTCCATGATCTGGAAGCCACGACGGTCTAGGATACGCTGCAATGGTGCTGCTTGTTCTACCATTGTAGTCTGATCAATAAAGCTACTACCATCGTTTAGGTAGTTCAATACGATAAATGGTGGTGTTGGTCGATCAAGTATGTTGGATACCTTGCCCTCCATAAGTGAATCGTTTTCACCCTCTTCACCCATCATGTCGCCCTCAACAACCGTATTCTCTTCGTCATAGTTCCAGTTAGGGTTGCGCTGCTTATCAAGTACAACCTGGAAGCGTTCATCTACAACTGCTACACCACCTGCGTACTCACTCTTCTCTTCATCATAATAGGTGAACCATACTTCCCATAGGTTGATAGACTTAGCCATCTGGCTTTTATAGGCTACTAACTCACCCTTACCATTGCGACGATTAACACCCATGAGCTTATAGATCTCTTGGCGCTTCTCAGGATACATAGACAATAAGTCTGATCCTGTCTTGTTCTTAATACGATGTGCATAGAAGCGTGGCTCTTCATTCCACTTAGCGTCCTTATCTACCACTATGTCTTCAGGTAATACGTGCTCTGGTACGATGTCACCATGCTCACCAACATTAGGATCAAACCGTAGCTTGACCCAGCCAACACGCTTAATCATGAGGTTATGAGTAGCCATGCGGAAGATGTCATCTGTCTGGTACTTCTTACTGTGTGCGAATAGTGCGTCACCTAAGTCTTTAGCTAGCTGTAGTGAAGTAATGGTATCTTGAGCAGGCATGACTTCAGGCTGTGCAATACGTGTATTAACTACAGACTTGATAGTCTCTACAGATGTGAAGACACGGTTGTCTTGGTACGCATACTCTTCTTGGAACTCATACAGGCTCTTATCTTCGTAGTGCTTTGGTAGCCATAGGTTGGTGTTATCACGTCGTACTTCTTTAAGACCGAACGTATTGTCCCAATAGTTTTCAGACTCAGTAATGGGCTTAGAGATAAGTGCTAATAAGTCTGAATCATCAAGTTTGATGTCAAATATAGCGCCAACACCAGTGTCTTCTTGTTCATCTTTGTTCAAAATATAGTCCTCCAATAATTACGGTCGAAGGACTGCTTACTGTTAAGTATACCATACCCAACCTACACTATCACCCCTATATATGTTTGTCCGATTATCATTCTGTAGTTCTGGTGGCATAGCTTACAACGTATGTTTAAGGCTACTCCAAAGTCTTGTGCGTCGATTGGTGCGTCTACAATCTTGTCTATTCTGCCCTTTACATCAGCAATGGTGCGCTTGCAGTACATACAACTGATCTTCTCAAAGCCATAACCCTTCTCGGTCATCAGGTATACGCTGACGGCTGGATCATCTCCTCTATTACGTTTCTGTTCACTTGGATAGTCTCCGTACATTATCTCACCCTCTTCTTCTTTCTTTGAGCTTGTATGCTCCGTTCTATTAGTTTGTCCATATTCCCTAACACGTCTTTAACCTTGGCTTTATCGTTATGAACGTAGTAACTGGTACGCTTACCTTTAACTGGTACAGCAGTCGTCACACCGCCAGTCTCGTTACTCTTGATCATGAATGATAAGCCAACACGGTAATAAGCTAATGCGTGGAGAAGGTGGTCTGGTCTGTTAGTCTTGGTCTCCCACCTGGCCTTGTTGATACCACGTGTATCAGGTTCTACCACACGGTATGCTTGTTCACACTGGTATATCAGTTCATCTAGGGCACTGGCTGACTGGTAGAATAGTAGGCTACGGTTCACAATGTCTGCAGCAAGTAGATCGAATAGCTTAGTACGATCACTTTGGATAATACCGAACTCTGTACCCTCCTTACGCTTAGACACCTCCATGCTGGCTGTGTTGTCTGGTGAGTAGTAGTGTACGAATACCTTACCTGGATATTTACGTGCTAGCTTCTCAGGCACGGTGAAGTCTGGTAGTGCGTCGATCACACATGTAGCGTCATACAGCGTTATTAGGCGCTCTATGTCCTCCCAGTCATCAGTCTTACCATAGGCAAAGACACCCTTTGGTGTACCCATCACCCAGTGCTTGACCTTACCACTATCACAACCAATGACTACATCAGTCTTCTCATATGGCTCTGCACTCCTAGCTTTGAGTATGCTGTCTCGGTTGATCATGTACTCACTAGCTTGATATGGTAAGCCTAGTACGAAGTTGTGGAACGTCTGTATATCCATCTCTGCACGTTGCTTGAGGATCTTCTTAGCTGATACCCAGGGGATCATAAGCTGGCTGATCCAATAGCCACGTACTTCACGATCAGGATACTTAGCTATCCATCGTCCACCCTGTCTGTCGTTATCATAGATCTCTTCATGACATTCACCACACGCATAGATCTCACGGTCTGCGTCAATGTAGTGGTTAGTGATATGATCATCACGCTCCATGTCCATGTATGCTTCATGCTCACAATGGCTACAGGTAATAAACCAGTGCATTTGATCACTCTCTTGGAACAACTCATCAACTCCGAAGCCTGGCAAGCTAGGGTTACTGAAGCGCCAATACCAACCGTACTCACTGGCTTGTAAGCGTGATTGATAGACTGTTAGGACTGCTTGATCTGAACGGTCTGTCTCGTCACTTACAATTAGATCGGCACTGGTACTAATAGCTTCACCTTCATGAAACGCACCTTTGAAGTATATATACCTATCTCCTACCTGTTTAAGGCTCTTGTTGTCCGTATTCTGCACCAATGCTGCCAATACTGGGTTACGCTTGAGCATAGGGTTTACTTTCGGTACTACAAACTCGGCACTAGCATTACGTGTTGGAAGTACATAGATGATGTTGAGCTTAAGGAAGGCTGCTGCATGTACGCTCTTGATGATAGCTGCTACACTCCAGCCGATCTGTGCACTCTTCATGATGACTTGGTTAGGTGATGTATCGTTGTATGGCTGGATCATAAACCTATGCTGATCAAACTCAAACCGCTTCTGGTTCTCATTGATGAACTCATTGTCCATTACCCACTTAGCGCATGACAAGGTGTGTGCGGTGGCTCTAGCTTGTTCTTCTTGTTCTTCAGGTGTCATTATTACCCTTCCTCTTATTGCACCTGAAGTGTGCAGGTTGTAAGTTATCTACCCTATTAGTGCCACCCTTAGACACTGGTACAATATGATCCATCGTTAGTGACCACACACTAATGTCCCTTTCACCGCCTATTGGTGGCACTGGTATTAACTCATTGCACAATGCACATGGTATCATCTCGCCACCTTGTAGTCTTCTGACGTACTGTTTGCGTATGATACCGATACGACTAGCCACGTTTAGTGTCCTCCATGAGCATTTCAGTGATACGGTCTATCTTGACTCTATTCTGTGGCTCATTAGGGTTGATGTTATTGTTCTGAATGAATGTATTGTAGGTATTGCCACCGCCTGTTGCTTTGGCTGTCCTAGCCTTCATGACATTGTATTCTTTGATGGCACTCATCTTGGTCTTTAGATCTGTGTTCTGTGTGACTAAGAACTCTAGCTGTTTATCTACGAACTGATCATTAAGTCCTCTAAGATCTAGCAACTGATTGATACGTTCTAAAACCTTAACATTTGATAACAGTCTACTTGCTGCTGCTTGGGCTGTCTTATAGTAGTTTGGCTTACTAGTATCTACATCATAGGCTTCAATATAACTCTGCGTACCATTTGCAAAGAACTCTTTATCACTAGCATACAACTGACAGAACATTTCCATCTTTGGTTTGAGCTGAATGATCTCAACTTCACTATTGTCTGTAGTGGTTATGTCTTTACTCATAGTTTATATTTTACCCCTTACCGCAATATTGTGCGACGTACCCTTTTTGAGTTATGCTTGATGTTGCATGCCTCTATTTGCTAGCTTTGATAGCTGATTCTGTGTCTTCTGGTGTTGCGGTAGCTTCATCTATCTGCGATATAGTGACTTTGGTTAGATCTTCACTGAGTTCAAACTTAGTCTTCTCGTCGACTTTATAGCCAAACTTGGTGATTGCCATAGTGCTGAGTATGCCACTGAATATGGCGTTTTGATGTTGTCTTACGTATTGTAGTAAGTTAGTGTCTTCTGTCTTTAGTGAAAATTGTTTTGCCATAATGTTAAACCTCCTTATATTGATGGGGACAAAAAGCATTGTCCCTTTTTGCTTGATTACAATTATGACATAGCACCTGAAGAATATCAGGATAGCCATTATCCTCTACCCATTTGTAAAATGTTGAGCCAAACCCAACTGTTTGCTTATGTTTTCTCCCTCCTGCATTAATATGATCTAACGCCAAGAATGGTAGTGTACTCTCCATACAGCATACGCACTTACCACCATAATTAGCAATGACTCTCTTCCTAAGATCGTTATATCTATTCTTTGCGTATACACTCCTTCTTTTTAACAACTCTGGTGTTTTACGTTTATGCCAATCAATCTTCAAACACTCTTTGCATTTATACTTAAGGCCACCATCTCCACGTAGATGATACTCAGATGGTAACTTATCTATCTTGCAACCATTACAAACTTTAGATTTAACCATATTCTTTAAGCTCCTCTTCGGTGTACATTTCTTTCGCCTTATCGGGATACTGCCTTATGAACTCTGTATTTGGTTTATCCTTCACCCACGGCTGCAGTATATCCCTTTGATGATCTTCTCGGTCTCGGTCTCTATGCCATTGTGCTGATTGTGCTGAAGCGCTGCGTTGTTGCCCTCGAATACATTGGTGACAGTATGACCCAAACTTCCCTAGTAGGATCATGTTAGTGGTCGGTTCTTGGTTTTGGCACTTATCGCAAGTCATGGCGCATAATTCCTGAGACGCTTTTCTCGCTCTTTCATGTTGGCAATCATGGCTTGTTCTGGTGATGGCCGTCTGATCCCTCCAGTATCACTACTAAGATCTATTGGTTCGTTTGTCCCACTTTGTACCTTTGTGACACCTGGACGCACAACTCCTGCACGTTCGTACTCTCTTTTGTCCTTTAGACGCTCTGCTATTGTCTTAACGTAGTCCAGTACGGTACGGCCATAATAGCCTAGCAGTAAGCCTACAATAAGTGTTAGCAGTTCAGTCATTACATACCTTTCGTTATCTGCACTTGCTCTAATTGATATTGTCGATCAATTAGTATGCCACCTTGTAGTGTGGTACATATACCTGCGACTGAACAGGCGTTCTCAATAGCGCTCATCAGTACCTTTGCTGGATCGATAATGCCGTTGCTCAGTAGATCGATAGGCTGATCAGTCATCTCTTTGACGTTGAAGCCGTATCCCCTCTTGGCTGCCTGTACCTGGCTCAGTCTGTAGCCACCGTCTTCACCTGAGTTAGTCATGAGCTGAATGAATGGCTTGGCTATAGCTTCTATCACACACTGGAAGCCTTGTAGTTCATCTGGTGATAGTTCGGCTATGTCGGCTACTGTGGTGCTGGTCATCTCTTTGGATAGCTGCGCTAGGGTAACTGCTCCACCTGGGACAATACCGTCTTCTTTGGCTGCACGTGTAGCGTGCATTGCGTCTTCTACTCGAAACTTCATCTCTTTGATCTCTGACTCAGTTGCACCACCTACACGGATAATACCGATTTTACCCTGGAGTTTAGATAGTCGCTTCTCCATGCGCTCTTTTTGGAACGCACTGTACTTGTCTGACTGCATTTGCGTCTTAAGGCTATCAATGCGTAGATCGATGTCTTCTTGAACACCGCCACCTTGTAGGATAGTTGTGTCTCCACGTGTAACCATGATCTTACGTGCTTCACCTAAGTAGTCGGCTGTGACTTTATCTGAAGGTAGTGAACTAGGAATTAGCTTACCGCCTGTAACGATCGCTACGTCCTCTAGGAATGGTAATACCTGATCACCATATACTGGTGGGTTGACTACACATACTTTGACCTTGCCTGCAATGTTAGTGAGTGCACACGTCTCAAGCGCTTGGCCTGATATGTTGCCAATGATTAGCACTGTCTTATGCTCAGTCTCTTTATATACAGTCTCAAGTATAGGTATGATGTCCTGGTTAGCACTGATCCGCTTCTCTAGTACAACAACGCTGGCGTTCTGGAGTACTGCTTCTTCACTCTCTTTGTCGGTAACGAAGTGCTCAATAGCGTATCCCTTTTCAAAGTAAAGTCCTTCTACTACGTCTTGAATAACGCCTAGTCCGTCGTACTCTTCAATAGATATACCTACGCCACCTACCTTAAGAATAGTGTCGGCTACGAGTTTACCTACTTCAGGATCGCTTGCACTAATTGTGGCTACTTTTGCTAGATCTTTGTCTGCTACTGGCTTTGCTAGGCCACTTATTGCGTCTTTGAGTATGTATGCTGCTTTGTCGATACCACGTCGGATTGCCATAGGGTTATAGCCTGCTGCAATACGTTTGTTGGCTTCATTCATAATGTGATAGCCAAGTAGGATCGTGACAGTTGTACCGTCACCTGCAGTATCATTGCTCTTCTTGCTGGCCTGGATCAATAGATCTGCTCCAATGTCTTCTAGCTTATCTTCTAGTACAATATCTCGCACGATAGATACACCATCATGGCTGATTACGTATGATCCGTAACTCTTCTCTAATGCTACGTTACCACTTGTTGGACTATAGGCTGCTGCTGCTGCTTCGTAGACTTTCTTAGCTCCCTGGATAGCTTTTTGTCGAACTTCATCACCTGTATACACGTTTCGTACATCACCCCTAGCCATTATTTATCCTCCTTGCTTACTGCCATTATTCTTGATTCCATAAAGAGTGCATAGCCACGGCCATATAATTCTGGTGGTGTGTCACCTTCTGCTGCTTGTTTCATAATGATCACTGTATCACCTACTTTGGTCTGTGTTGGTACGAAAACACCACTTTGATGTCTCCCTTCGCCTACTGCAAGCACTTCGTAGTATTGTTTAGTGTCTGATATGTTACCAGTTGATACTACTCCTGTGTCTACTTGGATCTCTTTCCCTAGTACATAATCGAACTTTGGTATGATCTTCACTTACTTTACCTATTCCTTTCGTAATGTCTCTGTATATTTTCTTGGTTTGTCACTGCTTCTAAATGGTTTGGGTTGACACATCTCTTTACACAACATAGATGGTCAAGCACTAGTCCTTCTGGGATACTCCCAAACACGTATTGATAGAACCACCTATGAGCCATTGTCCTCGTTCGTTGGCTGCCACTACCTATTGCTTTTTGTGCATAACCATCAGGTGTAAGATGTTTTCTCCATAACCAGCAACTACCCGTATCGTAAACTAACTTTTGCACCTTTTTCGGATAAATATTTAATTGTATGCTTCTTCCGTCCCTCCCAAACAAAAAGGGTACGTCATAATCGCTAGAAAAAGACGTACCCTTGTTACTTATGAGTGTGCTAGCGATTTCCATATTACTATTATACCATTAATGCTTACAATGCAAAACCACCCTGGCACGAAGGGTGGCTATAGCTTGTGTGTTTTCTAAGATATTATGAAAGTGGTGTGATCCCCTGGTGCTAGCAATACGTGCCTACTGCTCGCTTCTAATTATACGCTCTTATGCTTAAATGGCATATCTTCGTAGTATAGTTTGAACTTAACCACTTGCTTGTGCTTGTTCATCTTACCACCAGTGGCCAACATCACGGCCATTAATGGGTACTCTGGCTTGCCAATGGGCTACTGCTCGCTCCCATGATCCGTAACGTCGTAACATGTATGACTCCCAAAAAGACTCTTGGCATGGTCGATCAGTGCGCCAATTAGGACACACACTGGCTAGGCTACCATTACAGTCTTGGCCTAGTCCGTAACAACCAATGCTATTAACTGCGTCTAGTCGGTTGCCTGACTCCTTCTGGAATATGAAGGCACGTGCAGCGCTGCCACTCGATGGTGTTGCTGCGCTGGCTACGGCCGTACCTGTAGCTTTACGTGCTGCGGTTGCGACTCGTTGCTTCTCGGCTTCCTGGCGTTGTAGTTTGGCCTGGAGTTCGCCTTCAAGTCGTTTACGTTCTTGCTCAAGCTCTTGGATCTTCTTGAGCTGCTCTTCTTTCTCTTTCTCGGTGTTCGTCTTCAGTTGTATGACTTCATCATACTTAGTGTTTAGCTCAATAAGTTGAGTCTCTTTGCTTTTCAACTCAAGCTCATTAAGCTGTATCTTTTGTTTGCCTTGTCTTACGGTGTTGACCCCTAGTGCAACAAACAATGTGAATGTTGCAGCTAGGAGTACTAGTATAAGTTTACGCATAACAGCGACCGTGCAAGTTCAGCAATTCTCAGGTCAATAGTCTCCTATATTACTTAGTAAATTGCTTAAACAAAACGACCACACCAAACACTGCCTGTGGTGCTGCAAGGATCAGTGGGATATAACCTTCTGTACCCATTGCAATTACGGTAGTTGTGTAGGCAATACTTGCTACTACGAAAAGTAACAGTATACCAATTATACCATTATAGTTACGTGCCTTTTTAATTTTAGGCGCTTTTGTGTTGTTAGTTTTATCTTGTTTTGACATTGTAATCCTTTCAATTAATTACTCGTTCATATTAGCATAACTGGAATGGTTTTGTCAAGACTATCTTTGCCTAACCTCTTCAAACTCGTACTCTAGGTGATCGGGTAGCCATACAAGATCCAGGATCTTACGCTTAATCCTATACGTTTCAGTAACTTTGCCTTTGGCTTCTACTAGCAAATAACTTCCATCTGGCTTATGACACCTGAAGTCGCATATATATGTAAAGATGTCGGCCTTACTGCCGTCTGGTAGATATACATATAGCTTGATACGATACTGAGCGTCGATCTGCGTAAACTCTCCTGCTTTCATTCTAAGATCAAGCTCTTGTGCTATCCGTGCTTCATACTTAGAGTCGTACTGTTTGCCATTGAACTCAGTTCGTCTGTTACCGTACTTGCTTCCAAAACGGCTTATATACGTCATTTCCCACCGCCTGACCAGGGATCAACTGTCTCTGGTACAGGGGTGATAGTTGGCTCTGGTGCTGGCTCTTGGACTGGTGCAAACTTATCGCACATATCCAGTGATATAGAGTCTCCGTATGGGCAGCCTGTCGGTTCAGCCTTGCAAAATCCACCTGCGTCATAGTTACCAGAACCACACTTTACAGTATCCGCAAGTGTGATCGCTCTTGCCAGTATTATAGTTATTAGAACTAGCACTACTGTAAATATTAGCTTTCTCATATCTTATTCACCTTCTTTCTGTAGCTCTTGTTTTAGGTGTTCAATTAGCTCAACTAAATCTGTTTTAGGGAGTACTGGTATTTCAACGCCTTGTTGATGTTGTCTAAGTTCTATGTCTGTTACTGAAAGTTCATACATACCATTGACCACAAGTCCTAGCCTCTCCAGTAATGCGAGATTAGATTGGGTGATGTATCGCTTAAATCGTGCCTTGAAATGGTCTACATCTCGTATGCCACTTTGTCCATTCTGCCACGCCATTTCATAGAAGCGTTCAGCAGATGGTTCACCGTTATCTTCCCAGGGTAGCTCACTATTAGTACTATCACTCATGCTATCGTTTGTATCTGCCATGATTACATCCTTTTCATGATAGCCAGCGCTAAGAATATTATTGCTAGGCTTTGAATTATGTCTACTAATGTGTTAATTATCATCTTTCCCCTCCTCTGGTAATTGGCTCTTGAGTTCGGCTATATCTTGTTCAATAATTTCTGCACATACCTCGCCAACTTCTACTACAACATCCCTGGTGGGGTTTTTAGCGTCTTTAGGTATTTCAGTACGTCTTAAAACTCTTGATTTTGCTTGTTCCATTCCAGCTAAACGCCCTCGCAATTCTGCTGCTTTGGTGGCTTGTTGGATTGCTTTTTGAACATCATCTACAATGAATGTAGCAAGCGTTTCGGCTGTCCAGTTTTCTACAACATATGCACCGTCACCATGTTTAGGTGTTTGGCAATGTCTAATAGCATATTGAAAACCGAAACTCTTTAACGATTTTGCAATTACATCTCTTAACTGCTCATTACTGTATGTAGGGGTGGCTACAATTTTATCTTCTGGTACGTTAGGGTCACTGTAAATACTAACACCGTTTATGTTGCCTATATTTTTCATAGGTCTGCCCCAAACTTCGATAGATAGTCACTAACATCAAACTTCTCATCTTTCAATCCTTTCTTTGAGGCTTTGAGGTGGGATAACAATCTCCATAAATCGTGGGTATGCGAAAATTTAGTCTCGCCACACCATTTACAAACTGGTTTAAATGAACCTTCTAATTCAAACCTGTCACATCCATGAAGTTCTTCATGCGCCCAATCAGCGATTTGTTGTTTTGCTTCCTCTATTTGAGATTGGATATACCGCTCTAAGGTGTTTAGGGTGTTTGGGTTTACAGAACCGTCAGTTAGTGTCCCATATTTCAAGAAGTCGACAAGTTTTTTTCTATCCAGGTTTTTATTAGAGTGTAGTTCTTTTTTACTTAAACTTACGGCGTAGTCATGTTGCTCACGAAGTAGTTCCATTATTCCATCAACAAAACTATCTACCCTACCCCAGCCAACAGACTCAACGCCAGGCATTTCTTTATATACAAAATTCTCTACATCTTTTCTGGTTGGCTCGTTATTGTGAGTTGTCATAGCTTAACACTTTCAATTTTTACAACTTCCCATTCTTCATCTAGGTTAAATTCTTTACGAGCATTAGCAATACATTCTTCAATAGTTCCACCATATTGGTAAACTACAAGACCTCTTGCAACTGGATAATCAGAGTCATTATCGCTTCTTCTAAACTCTATTTCTGATTCTTGATAGTGTTTACTCATTCTACTTTCTTCCTTTCGTCCCTTATTTATTCCTTACCAGGTGCAAGTGCCAGTGGTTTAACACTGACTGCTGCCTGGGGTAGTTTATCTTGATCGTGTCGTACTGGTTCTTCAGATCGTTGAAGAGTATCGATAGTAATTCCATCTGCTCTTCTAGTTCCATCTTCAAGGGTTCTGAAAAGATCCTCTTCGGGACTAATAAGTCGTGTTCTATGCAAACCAGATCGTGTGGGTACTCGTTTGGTATTAACCGCCAGTGCTTCCACTCCGCTAAGGACTTCACTTCCGAAAGGGGTTGTGTCCGTCCTGCTTTTATATCTGCCTGATAACGTGCTTCTGTAGCTTCCGTTCTTAAAGTACCCATGTCTTCTGCTCTCCAATATTAGTAGCAACAGTATGTCTATCGCTAGTAGTGTTAGTAGTAACCTTCCGCCCAATTCCATTGTTATAGTTAGTATGTCCACCATATTTACCCTTTCGCTTTGATTCCTCCTTTGCGACCTGCTTTGGCTGCAAGTTCTCTGTTAGCATAAAAACCACCAGTCTTACCTTTCTTGCCACCCTTAACACGCCACTGTCGGATCTCTTCTGCACTATATTTCTTTTTTAATGTTTTCTGACCCTTCTTGTATCCGTCTTTAGTCCCTGGCATTAACAGTATCCTCCAGTACTACCTTTAGTTTATTGTTGGCATATCTAAGTCCTTCTTGGAAGGCTTCTATAAGTGCAGCATTTTGCTCATTGCCAACAATGTTATACTTTAAGACTATTGCCTTTAGTATCTCTGATACCTCTTCTACAGCTTGTTCTTTTAGGTCGGTTGTTTTTTTCATCTAGTTCTCCTTCTTGCCTGCTCGGTATGTAATACCTTTGGCTTTACAAACTTTCTTTATATATTGTTCTAGTGTCATTCCTGGCTTCTGCTTGATCCACCTAGATACTAGAACGGCTCGCTGATACCCCGATAGGGTTTTCATAGATCTCCTCTCTCAAGTCTTTTGATACTTGCACCAAGACCTGTTTAATGTCGTCCAGCCATTTTTCGACTCTATACTTTTTGTTAAGTTTAGGTGAATAAATGAATGTTCCCTTTTTGCCATCATAGAACATCACCTTACCTTCTGGTATGGTTATCTGAAAGCTAGCTAGACTCTTATACTCAACGTCTAAGCCTTGTTTTTTAAGGTTCTTAAGTGTGTCTTTGTCGCACATTGCTACAGCTTCGTAAGCAGTTCTTTGACCCCATTCTCTATCAGCTTCGGTTCTATACTTCATGGATATTCGTTTGCCACTAGCCACCTGTTGTTGGCGTTCTTGTCGCATTGACTTCCAAGGTTCGGCCATATCACCCATGTTGCACCTCCTTATAATCTTTAAGTAATCTATTGGCCTGCAAGCCTGCCGTGTAATTTATGATGGTGATATAAACATAACCATACAATTTCGAGTGGTTTTGAATAGTCGTTGTGATGTGCTTCAATCCTACCGTAACATTCATTAGTATTTTTAGAACATGTATCGGGCTTAGTAATTCTTCCTGCACTGACTGCTCTACTGACCGATTGTCTGGCTGCGTACTTACCATCTTTTTTAGCCCATGCACTACGTGAGCCTTGTCTCTGTGCTTTCTTCCCCTTTTCAGACATATAGTACTTTTTTGAAGCTCGTCTTTGTATCTCTCTGACATGTTCACGATTAGCCATTTTATATGCTTTTTGTCGGGCAAGGACTTTATCTTTTGTTCTTGCATATTTAAGCCTTTGCCTTTCTCGTTCTTTCGCTGGGTCTTTGTACGGCATTTGTGTAATCCTTTAATAACTTATTTATCTCTAAATAGTTTATCATTTCTCCACCGTGAGTGATGATCTGCTCCAGGGCATACTCTGCGTTACTATCGTGCAGGTATTTGATCCCTCTAGCGACTACCTCTCGGTATGGATCAAAACAGATATACTGGCCGATAGTTGCGTGTGGCCGTAGTAACTTGTACAGGTCAAGCTGCCAGGCTTCTATGTAGCTACTTGGTGTACCAATACCACATTTGTAGTCGGTGATCCAGTCTCCGTCTTCCATGTCGATGATCCCACGGATCAAGATCTGTATATCGTCGCTGAATGGTATGAGCTTCTCGTACTTCTGCTCGACTATTGGCTTAACTAGCTTTTCTGTACCTAACTCAGGGTGTATTGTACCTGTGGCTTGTGTCCAGTCCGCCCACTGTTTGTGCTTGAGTTTACCCAGTTCTAAGTAGGGGTTTTCTGGTAATTCTTTACCCAGGTACATTCCAATTGCGTCTTCAAACCGCTTCTGTTCCCAGGCATGTAGTATCGAGTAAGATAGTTTTACGGTTTTCATATTAGTCCTCGTTAAGCCAAGACACCGCTTTAGGTGGCTGGCTACTTAATCGTTCATGGATCTCTGCTTTAGACTCACGTGTCGTGTAGATGTCTTCCAGATCTGGCTCTTGCGCCATGATCAGTCGGCTATAGTAGGCTACGTGACTGTTACTGAGCTTGTAGTCGATACCAGTAGTTCTCATCATTGAGCGCCATCGTAGTACTTCAAAGATCATCTGCATACCAATCTTCTTGTGGCCTTGAGCCTTTAGATCTCTGGTCATTTGGACAATCTTCTTGTAAACGTGTGGGTTTTCTTTATGGAACTTATTGAACTCGGCTTGTAGTTGTTTGGCTGTCTTGGTCATTTTAGTACCCTCGGATCATTCTTATCACAAGCTACAAGGTAGTCTCCGAACAATCTACCGTGTACTAGCCTGTAATACTTAGTTTTCATTTTACTGTTATCCTTAGTGACTCACCACGCTTGTCGTTGATCTCAATACCCTTTGGTAGCTTGCTATTCTTTACAACGTACTCGTCTACTAGCTTGCTATCGACGGACTTCTTAACCTTTACAAACTTGGCGCTTGGTGTACCGTTGATGGTGTACACGTCACCTGTTTTGCTGCGAGTGATTTTAACGTGCTTACCGCTAATCACCTGCCAATCGTTGCCGTACAGCGCTTTGGCTCTGGCGTTGATCATACCTTTAGCTTCTGCTTCTACTGTCTTGATCTGGTCTTCTACATCTTTGAGCTGCTTCTTGACTACTTCTACTGCACTAAGTTGCTCAAAGAACTCTTCGTCGCCTGTTAGCTCGGTAGCCTTTTCAATTTGCTCTCGTAACCAATCTAGGTTTATTTCAGCTTCGATCTTCATTTTGTCCTCCTACGGCTTTGGCTTCTGCTTTAATAGTTTTTTTAGCTTTCTCGATTTTCTTCTTAGCTGCTTTTGCTTTGTCGCTATTCTCGTCTGATCCTATGATCTCGATAGCCATAAACTCTTCTGGTTCGTATACGTCTGCACCGATACCTAGTTTGCTAGCGCACTTCTTCAGTAGGTCTGACTCTGCAGCTTTGATGTCGTTACCAACATCTAGCGGATCAGTACTGTTTTTCTTGAACTTGATGTCGGCTCGGCCAGTACCATACTTCTTGATAGATACCCATTGACCATCAAACCAGACACGGCCTTCAATATAGCCTTTGACGATTATCTGCTTCGTGCCTAGTGCGATCCAACCCTGGATCTCAGTGTCGGTCGTGGTGATAACAATATCCCAGTTGAAGCCAAACACTGAGTCTAATACTTTGCGAACATAACTAGCCTTAATGTAAGTCCATTGACCGCCACCTTTGGCTGGCCGTGTGTACTTGTATTTTGGTTGAGTAGAGTTCCATAGCTTCTGGATCTGGTTCTGGTTTAAGACACTCTTTGTTCGTGTCACCTGGTTTAGTTCCAATTGTAGTGCTTGGATCTCTCTTGCTTTTGCCATTAGTCTTCCTCCTCGATTAATTCGTTTTCTTCATTTATAGCGAGACCTACTGCACGTTCTGCTTTGTATAGCTCCTCTTCTAGTCCAGTTGTGTCAAAGTACGTAGATTTGAATACAACCTCATCATTAACTTTTGCTATTAGTACGTACTCTATTTCGTCCATTATTCGTCTCCTTCTATTACTAGCGCACAATAGATACATTCTCCGCCTTGGATATAGTGATCGCACGTCCAGTACAGGATCTTTGTGACATTGTTTGTTTTAGTGAATATTGCCTTATCGTTCTCTTTGTACCATGGTTCGTGTACTGCTATCTTCATGACTGAGCCTTTATGATAGCTTTTGCTAAACCTAGTGGTACTTCATACTCTGCTACGACTTTACCGTTTTCTTTGACGGTTATCGTACCGTAGTCCAATCCTACGTGGGTTACTTTTATATTTGTCATTTTAGTACTACTCGGAAGTGTCCGAGATACCCTTTTATTGTTTGTTGTTTTATTTTTTCCCTCATGGTGTAATCCTTTCATTTATTACATTACTAGAATAATCCAAGTTATGCTGTATGTCAACACTTTTTATTAACAGAGGTGTACGGTATAATAGGTGTGCCAGATCATGGGACTTTCTCTGCTTGAGTTGTAATCCTTTCAACGTGATCTGGCTTTTAGGTTGAAAAAAAAGACACGTACTGTGTCTCTGTTCGTAGTTTGTTCTCTTGACAAGTGTGGTATAGTAAAGTCCCCCTCGCTCCTTCCTAGCCGTTTCCTACTATTACCTGGGTAAGGGTTCTTATGGTTTAGCCTTACATGTTTACCCAGTATAAAAGTGAGGTATCCGTATAGTTGAGTCGCTTCGGTTGCAATCTCCAGGTTCTTTTAAGTACCCCTTCACCTGCAACTGGCTCGCTATACTTGACAAAGTGTTATCTTTTGCTACAATTAAAGTATTCGCAAAATAAACGTCTAGCACCACGATACGGTGCTTTTTTCTTTGTCTAGTTATTTAAGTTTCGCAAAATAAATAACTGGCTCTAAGTATAGTGCATAAAAAAGGCCAAGTAAAGTGCTAGCCTACTATCCAGTCTCCACCTTCACCAAGATAATACTCAAACTCTGAGTCATAGTTTTTAAGTGCTAGGTCGCCTAGCTCCTCTACTGTTTGCTGTGATATTTCAAACTTACCAAAGTCTCGCTCCCAAAACTCCATGTCCTGGTCGGTTGGTTTATTAACTGTTATCTCACAAAAGTTTCTGCGTCTCATATCATCAAGTAAAGCCTCAAACGCTCCCTCGCCCAGCTTTTCATCGATAGTGACACGCCATACTCTGAAGCCCATAGATACTTGCTCTTCACTGGTATAGACTTCATGAAAGATATGATCCACGGCTTTATAGGGATCTTCGTGCGTATAGATGTCAGTGTTCTCTGGCCGTAAGTCGTAAACACCAGACTCAGTACGCAAACGTAGATACCAACCGATCTCGTCTTCATACCACGGCAAGTTATGTTCAGGTTGTTTCTCGTAAGACACTTCGTATCCCCTGTATTGCTAATAGCATTTCATCACGGCTTGGTTTTTGTGGTGGCCGTTCAGTCCGATGGCGCTCGTCGTGTTCGGCCATACACTTTTCGTCTTTATTTTCTGGTAGTTCTCTAAACTCTTTTTCTATAGGCGTTGTATAGTCTCTGGCTGGCCAGTAGTAGTGATCAATATTTGTCCTGCACCCATGCTTGCTCTTGAAGTATTTACACTCAGGAGAAGCGTTAGGGCAGTCCATAGCTACAACCTTTCCTCGAATCTACCTTCTACAAAAGTTGTGTAATTGCCTTGATCGTCCCAACCTGCGTCTGCTGTGTGGAATAACTGTGCAGCTTCAGGCCGTTCTATAACTGGTGGCCGTCCAAGACCACCGCCCCAACCGTCACCAGGAATGTACACCTGATCAAAGTCTTTTTGGGCTTCGACTTCTTCGACACGCTCAATAATAAACGTGGCTAGTCGCAAAAGTTTTTCGTCACTTGTTGGTACACCCTCGTTACCAATATGGCGCAAACGGTCTACGTCTGCTTCACTTAGTTCTTTGGTTGCAAACAAGTCTCTGAGTTGTTCATGATAGTGATTAACTCTGTGGCTCATGGCTAGTAGTTAGTTACGTTTTTACGGAAGAAGTTGAGCACGAATGAAGCAACACCTGCACCAGATACTACTAATGGCACGACTGCTGGATAGAATCGTGTTAGTAGCTCCATTGCTTCTGGCACGGCTGCAAACGCTACTAAAAACGCTGCAAATGTCTGTACTGCTGTTATGACTGCTCGATATGTTGCTGAGTCTAGTTTTGGTAGACGCATAATGATCTCCTTAGTTCTTAAAACTTTTAACCCACGCTACGATCCCATCTACTATGGACTTGAGGGACGCTACCGCCTTCTCTAAGGCTGTTAGTCGTGCGTCTTGTTCCTCGTCCTTTGTTGGTGGAGGGGTAGGTGGCGGTGGTGGTGTAACTGGTGGCGTTGGTACAGGTCGTGGTGGTACGTATACATCAAGATCTGCAGGGTTAAA